ACTAATTTCTTCTTCTATATAAATGAAAAAGAATCTTCCAGTAATGTTTATCCAAAATTACTTAGAAATTTAGATCAAGTTCAGGGAAATTTTGTTATAGGTGAAAGTGTATCTATAATTCCAATTAGAGATGATGAAATTACATTACAGGTAATACCAAATCGTCCGTTAAAAGCAACTGTTATACTTCCTACTATTTTAGATGATTCTATTAATTTAGCAGTAGTAGACAAAACTATTTTAGCAATAGATCAAATTAGATCTGAAGAAGGTAGTGATATTGATCCTATAGATATTGGTGAAAGATTTTTAATCTTTGGAGACTCTTCTGGTGCTTTTGCAAGATCTAATGTTAAACAAGATTTAATATCTGATCAATACGGTAATTTAAATGCTTTCGTGTTAATTCCACCTTTAACATTTGAAACTGGTAATTTAACTTTCTCTATATCTGATTTATCAGATAATGTACAAATTAAAGGTATTAGCGGATCTTATGCAACAGGGTATTATTATTCACAGGGTACAGAACTACAAGTTACTACTAATGTAACTACACTAGAAGTACCAGAACTTACTGAAACTACGATTACACAAGAAAGAACTAGATTTATTCCAAACCCACCACCACAAAGAAGACATGATCCTATTGCACAATCATTCTTTGTTGATGAAGAGGGAGGTATTTTTGCAACTTCATTAGATCTATTCTTCTTAACTAAAGATGAAATTGCACCTGTTATTATTGATATAAGAACCGTAGAAAATGGTAGTCCCACTTCATATGTAGTTCCTGGATCTAGTGTTTCGGTACCAGCATCAGATATTAATATTTCTATAGATGCATCTGTTTCATCTAGATTTGAATTTAAAAATCCATTATATTTAAGTAGTAATAGTGACTATGTTTTTGTTGTTAGATCTACTTCTAAAAAATACAATATGTGGGTTTCTAGACTTGGGGAGGAAGATGTTACCACCGGACTAAAAATTGATAAACAACCATATGTGGGTGTTTTATATAAATCAGCAAACCAAAGTATTTGGACACCTGATCAATATGAAGATGTTAAATTTGTTCTTAATAGAGCACAATTTACAACTAATGAAACATTTTCTGCTGTTTTACCAAATAAAAAATTAGAACCACAGAAATTAATATCAAATCCATTTACCTTTACTTCTGGAAGTTCGACAGTAAGAGTATTCCAGCCAAATCATTGTATGCACGAAACTGGAAACCAGGTAAAAATTTCTAATGTTTTTTCAGATACTTCTAATGCACAAGTAGGTAATAATTCAGGATTAACTTCTAACCAAGTAGAAATTAGTTTAAAAGATGTTACTGGAATAGCATTTAATCTTTCTAATATAGAAGGTTGGAATAAAATTAATAATTCTTCAGTTTCTGCATCTAATCCAGGTTTTATAAAAATTGATAATGAAATAATTTCTTACAAAGGAGTTTCTAACAATAAGTTAATAAATTGTACCAGAGGAGTTTTAGGAACTAGTGCTAGTACTCACAGCTCTGGTGCAACTGTGCAATGTTTCCATAACAATGGAATTCTTTTATCAAATCTAAATAAAGTTCACACGGTATCTAAAGTAATTAGTTTAGATGAATATGAAATTGTTGTTCCAAATAGTTCCAATAACACTAAAAAATCTGGCGGAATGGAAGTTAAAGCATCAAGAAATATTCAATATGAAAATTTGACTCCTTCAATCAATACATTTTCACCAGTTAATACATCTACTGATATTAGTTTTACTTCTTTTACTGGTACTAGTATAGGAAATAAACTACAGAAATCATTTGATGTAGTAAGTCCTGAGTCTATTGAAAACAATGTAGAAAATATATTAACCGATCCAAGATTGATATTATCTGAAGTTAATAAAAATTTATTTGCACCTGGAAACGATGGAACTTTAACAACCACAGTTAATTTATCAACCACTAATGACAGATTGAGTCCAGTAATTGATTTATCAGGTTCCTCAATTGTAACTGTTTCAAATAGAATCAATAAAGAAGTTGACGATGACGGAGATTTAGATTTATCTTCAGAACTAACTCCATTTGGGGGAAAACATTCTGCTTATATTACTAAAAAAATCGTGTTGGAAAATACATCTACATCTGTCAAGGTATTGTTTGATGGTATCAGAACAGTTAATAATGATATAAAGGTATTTGTAAAAGTAAAAGGTAATTCTACACCAGAATCATTTAACAGCATGAACTATATTGAAATACCTGCAGTTTCTTATCCAATATCTGAGACTAAGAATCAATATAGAGCATTTGATTATGAAATAAAAGGTCTTATAGAATTCCAGGAGTTTAGTGTTAAGGTTGTAATGATAGGTAATGATCAAAGTGATTGTCATAAAATTAGAAACTTTAGGTCACTTGCATTAGCAATATAATATGAAAGAAATTAAAGTTAAGGGTCATCCAGATTTAATTAGAAATTCATCATCTAAAGCCATAATTAATAAAAATAAAAATGATTATGAAAATTATATAAAGGCTTCTAAATTTAGAATGTCTGAAAAAAATAAAATTGAAAATATGGAAAAAGATCTTTCTGAATTAAAAAATGAAATTGATGATATAAAGAGTTTGCTAATTGATTTAATCAATAAAGCATAAATATTAATGAGATTATATAAATACAAATAAGTGGTAAAAATCTATGGCGGCAGCACATAATCTCTATGTTGATCAAGGTGCAGACTTCTCAGCTGAAGTTGGTGTATATGATGACAATAATAATTCCTGGGATTTGACTGGTTATACTGGAGTAGCAAAAATTAAAAAATCTTACTCTAGTACTACAGCGACTGATTTTACCGTATCAATTGCTGCAACTGGTACTGTAACCCTTAAATTGAGTGCGACAACTACTGCATCTATGTCAGAAGGTAGATATCTTTATGATGTCGTAATATCTTCACCTTCAGCTAAAAAAACTAGAGTCATAGAGGGTATTGTAACTGTAAATCCAGGAGTAACAATATGAATGTTAATGTAAAATCATCTACTTCAACTACTAGATCAAAAGTAACGGTATCTAATGTCCCACAAGTTATAACAGTATCTACTGGTGCTGGGGGTGGGACAGTAGGATCATTAGGTGATTTAACTGATGTGAATGTTTTATCTGCTACTGATGGAGCAGTTCTTCAGTATGATGCCGCGTCTGGCATATGGATTGCGGAGAATATTTTAGAAAAATCTGGTCTCCAGATAAATTGCGGTAACTTTTAAGTTTATACAGGGAACTAAAAAATGTCTACAATCCTAAAGATCAAACGATCTAGTACAAACCCTACAGCAACACCTAGTAGTTTAGGACAAGGTGAATTAGCATATGGTGAAGGTACGAGCACTTATACAGATGCTCAAAGTGCAACAGTAACTTCTTTCGGTAAGTTATTTGTGGGTAGGGGAACTGAAACAAATGGTGCAGCCGCTGGTATTGATATTATAGGTGGTAAATACTTTACTGACCTTTTAGATCATGGACATGGTACTTTATCAGCAAACTCTGCAGCAATTGTTGATTCTGCTAAAAAAGTTGATGAATGGAATGTAGATAATATTACTTTAAATGGAAACACAATTTCCACAACAGATACAAATGGTGATCTTATAGTAAATACTGATGGTAGTGGTGATTTAATTTTTACCGGAGCTACTACGTTAGGTACTAATAATTTTAAAATTACCGATGGATCTACTGATAGATTTTCAGTTGATTCATTTTCTGGTGCTGTAGATATTACAACTCCATCATTAAGCACTGCAGATACAGTAATAAATGTTGGAACTACATGGAATAATTCTGGTGCAACATTTTATGGTATTGATCTTAATGTAGTAAATACTAATTCAGCGCCTGCATCAAGATTAATTAATTTATCTGTTGGTAGTGTTGATAAATTTAATGTTGATGTTGGTGGTAATGTATATTTAACTGGTGGTATATCTTTTGCTAATGCAACATCATTTAATATTCAAGATGATACAACAGATGCATTTGTAATTACAGAAAGTACTAATAAGTATGTTGATATTGACACAACAGATGGATCCGAACTAATTACATTAGGAACTGGTAATGTTGATATTGATAATGACCTTAATGTTGATGGCGGAAATATTACCACCAATGAAACAACATTTAATCTTCTCAATACCAACGCAACCACCGTTAACTTTGCTGGTGCTGCAACTACTTTAGTAATTGGTAATTCTTCTGGTAATTTTAATGTTGATTCAACTGGTAATACAGATTTAGGTGGTGACTTAAATGTAGATGGTGATGATATTACCACTTCACAAACTACATTTAATCTTCTCAATACTACAGCAACTACAGTCAATGCATTTGGTGCTGCAACTGCCATTGATATTGGTGCAGCAACTGGAACTACTAGTATTAATAATAACGTAGATGTTGATGGTAATCTTAATGTTGATGGTGGAGGTATTTCAACTAACCAATCATCTTTCAACATTTTAAATTCAAATGCTACTACAGTAAATGCATTTGGTGCAGCTACTACGTTAAACATTGGTACTTCTTCAACAACAGTAGATTTTGGTGATCTAAGAATTATTGGTTCAACTATTTCTAGTGATAACTCTAACGCTCAAACAATCACCATTGATCCGTTTCCTTCGGGTGGTGATGCAGGTGGTGATGTAGTTATTCGTGGTAACTTACAAGTTTCTGGTACTACTACAACGGTCAACTCTACTCAGATGACCATTAATGATCCTGTCTTTACTCTAGGAGATAGTATCAGCGAAAAGACTGTTAAATCTGCTGCAAGTAGCGGTGCAACAACTATTACTTTAGATAATGTAGATGGTCTAAATGTAGGTGATGTTGTTTCTGGAAATGCAGCAATAGCTAGTGGAACTAAGATTAGTAATATAAACACCGGAACTAAGGTTATTACTGTTGATACTGCTATTACCGCCGGTATTGCAGCTAGTGCTGATGATGCAGTTGTAACACTAACATTTACTCAAGGTGCTGACGATAATAAAGATCGTGGTATTGAATTCAAGTATTATAATAGTGGATTAAAGCAAGGTTTCTTTGGATACGATGAATCAGGAACTACAGAAGGTCTAGAAACAACTTACTACTTTACATATATTCCAGATGCAACAAATACTTCACAAGTATTCAGTGGTACAGTTGGTAAAGCATACTTCGATACTGTAAAACTTGAAGTTGGTGTTCATAAGGGTGTAGCATATTTTGATCAGTATAAGAGACTAACTAGAACTGTTGCTGCTGGAACTAGTGACATTACTACGTCACATAAAATTTTAACATCTAATGGTGCAACTGGTGAACCAATTTGGACCAGTACAATTGATGGTGGCACATACTGATAAATAATTAAAATTATGAGGTAATTATGTCTCCTGAAGAAGCGAACAATTTAATGCAAATAATGAACAATAGAATTAATCAATTAAATCAACAGAACATGATTCTTGAATCTCGCATTATGACATTGACTGCCGCCATGGAAAATATGGAACAAGATGAAATAAATGACGGTGGAAATTATGATGAAAAACCACCAGTAAAGCAAAATAATGGCAAAACCAAACAGCAGGGCTGAATTAAAGGAGTATTCTCTCCGTAAATTAGGTAAACCAGTCATTGAAATAAATGTTGATGATGATCAGATAGAAGATCTCATCGATGACACTATTCAACTTTTTAATGAAAGGGTTTATGATGGGGTAGAGCGCGTATATTTAAAATATAAACTTACTCAAGAAGATTTAGATAACGGTAAAAAAAGAAATAGTGATACTACAGAGAAAGATCAAAATTCTGGTGATAATCCATCTGTAACTGCAGGTTATTTTGTTGTAGGAGATAGTTATAAAATTACTAGTATAGGTGATACTGATTTTACTTCAATTGGTGCATCCGCAAATACCGTAGGTTTAATATTTACTGCAACAGGAGTTGGTTCTGGTACTGGCACTGCTGATAAATGCAGAACAATGGATTTTGAAGAAGGTAGAGGTTACTTGACAGTGCCGGATCACGTTATTGGTATTGTTGGTATACATCCTGTTTCTAATAGTCATGTTAATAACATGTTTGGATTTAGGTATCAATTTTTCTTAAATGATTTTTATAACTTTTATGCATATGACATTTTAAATTTAGAAATGACTATGCAATATCTTGAGACATTGGAATTTTTATTGGAGGGTAAAAAACCGATAAGGTATAATAAAATTCAAAATAGACTTTATTTAGATTTAGATTGGGGTAGAGTTGCTGCTGGTGATTACATAGTTATTGATTGTTATAGGGCTTTAAATCCTGATACGTTTACTAAATTATATAATGAAAGATTTGTAAAGGAATATCTAACTTCATTAATTAAAAAGCAGTGGGGTCAAAATTTAATTAAATTTACAGGAATCAAAATGCCTGGTGGTGTTGAATTTAATGGACGACAATTATATGATGATGCAGTTTCAGAATTGGATAAATTAGAAAGCAAAATGTTGAGTACGTATGAACTTCCACCCCTTGATTTGGTAGGATGATATGGCAAAGAATGTTTATTTTTCTGGTGGAACAGTTCCAGAACAAAGACTATATGAAGATCTGATTATTGAATCTTTAAAGATTTATGGTCATGACGTTTATTATTTACCTAGAGAAATAGTAAAGGAAGATGATCTCTTTACTGAAGATGTACTTTCTAAATTTGATGAAAATTACATGATAGAAATGTATATATCAAACTATGAAGGTTTTGAGGGAGATGGTTCTTTATTAACTAAGTTCGGTGTCAGAATTGCTGATGAAGCAACGTTTATAATTTCAAAGAGAAGGTGGGAAGATTTAATATCATCTTCAAATAATTTAGTATCTTCTTTTAGACCAAATGAAGGAGATGCAATATATTTACCACTTACAAAACAATTATTTCAAATTAAATTTGTTGAACATGAAAAACCATTTAGACAGTTAGATGCTATCCAAACGTATGGATTAGTTGCTGAACTAATGGAATACAGTGATGAAAGACTTGAGACTGGTGTTGGAGAAATTGATAAACTTAGAAGAGATGCTGGATATAGTCAAGTACTTAAACTTACCAAAGGTGGTATTTCTGATATTATTGTTACTAATGGTGGCACAGATTATTCTTCTAATACAACAATATCTTTTTCTGGATCTGGTATAGATGCATCTGTAGTTCCTGCAATTTCATCCGGAATAATTACTGACATACTTATTAATGAACCAGGAAAAGATTATACTGAGTCAACAGCTGTCATATTTAATAATGTTGGTAGTGGAACAAATGCAGCCGCTCAAATCGTAATTGCAAATCAAGAGGATTTTAAATTCCATGAACTAGTTAGTGGTACAAAAAATACTGCTAAAGGTAAAGCAAATTTAACTTCTGGTCAGGTTACTAGTATTTTGATGTCTAGTTTTGGAGATGGATATACAGATGTTCCAAGTGTAACTATAGATGCTCCAG